AGGTTAAGCACCTTTTAATTATTGTCGAATGTTTGCTTTGGTTTATATTGTTCTAAGCCGTTTTGAATAACACTTAATGCAGAACTCATAAAAGCAACACCGATTAATTCTATAATATTTGCGTCTATGATTCCTGAAGATTGTGCTAAGTACAAAGATATTGCTGATTGCAACCCTGTACGGAACGCTTTAGTAATAATAAATTTCCAATAATTTTTATCTTTCACTATTCTTCTTCCTTAATTTGTGGGTTGCCATATAACACTTTACCATATAGTTTGCATTTTTTATAGACACACTTAAATCCAACTTTATAAAGTTTGGTGGTTTGGTTGCAAATATGACATATTAAATGCAAGTTGTCCTTTGATTAGGTTATGTGTTTGCCTTCTAGTTTAGCAAAAAGTTGTATCATCAAACCCTTAATCTCAGATATATCATCTTTGAGCATTGAAGGGCTAATCATATCAGGGCTTTGTTTGTTAGAAATCTCGTTGCCTAGATTTACATTCTGAAATTTCATTGTTACTTTTTCTCCATTAAGTAATGCGTCTCGCACTTTTGGATATAAGGATTCATACGCCAATCTTGACGAGCCGATAAATCCGTCTTTACTCATATCTAAATCTTGTTGAGTTTGCCCGACCAAGTAACACCCTGCCGTATTCTCGTCCGAATTTCCTGAGTGGATAAGGACATACTTGAAGGACATTTTATCATTCTCCACATCTTGTAGTTCCAACATACCCTTATGCCAACCTACACCAAACTTCTTATCATACTTTGCTTTTTCTCGTGTATGATAGCCACCAACAGTTCTAAATTTTATTTCGTATTCGCCTTCAGGTATTGCAGTTTCAGACATTATTTTCTTCTCTAATCTGATTTCATCTTCGAGACCGTAACATTCAAATACAGAATCCACAAACAAAAGACTATTTGTTGCGTCAATTCCATATTGAAATCTCAATACATCAAGTTTCATATCTTTTTACCTTCCCATTGTAAGTAATTTCGTAAGTCCATTCGTGTTGTTCTTTACGGAATCTTCTTCTTTGCATTAGCTAGGTTTTGGATTGTCGTCTTTAACTTTTTTAATAATTACTTTCCAAGCGTCTATTCCATTATGGTAAATTTCATCAAGTTGGTCTGCAAATGAAGGGTAAGCATTTTGTCTAGCTTCAATATAACCAAACTGTTGTGCATTCCACTTGCTATTACCTAAATCTATTTTAGCTTGTGCGTAATCGTCATCAGAAAATTCTGAAACAACACCATTGACTGATTTATTTAAAGGTTTAGCGTCTTCAATTTCTTGGTCTGCTAATGCTTGTAGTTCTTCTTTTGTAGCCATAACTCTCCTATATTATCATTATAAATTATTGTTTGATACCGTACAAAACAAAATTTCCTTTTGTTATATTACCACTATCAAAGAAAACCTGTATTCCGTCCACAGTAGTTTGTTCTTTTAATATTGCCCCTTCAAACTGTCCCAACATTATTTGCGTACCACCTGAAGAAAGATAATTGTTATATATAACTAATTTAGTATTATCACTGCTGTCATTAGCAGAATATATATAAGCAACACCGTGATGACCTGAAGTGCTTGAATTGTCTGTTGAGCCTGACATACTCATAGAATCTCTACCTGCAAGTCCTAAGTTATCCCCTGAACTTGAGATAAAAGACCTATCACTTCTAGCGTAAGCTAAACCCATAACATAATTACTATTTGAGTTTGGACTTCCACTCTGTGTAAATCTACCTGTTAAATCTGCACCATCAGTAGCAGGAACGACATCAGAATAAAATAAAACTGCGACATTGTAAGCACTTGTTATACCTGTTAATGTAACTGAGCCACTATTACTAGCAGTAGCCGTACTTAGTTGAACAAAACTACTCATAATACTCCATACACCACAAGTTTTCCACCACCAATTCTACTTGCACTCTCGTTCATATCAACAACAATTCCATCATAAGAAGTTGTGTTTTGTATTCTACCAATACCCCACCTAGACCTATGATTGTCTGAATTGTATTCTGTACTTTCCCAAATACAAGCAGTTGAAAATGCTTGAAATGGATTACCAACATAAATTACACCATTACCTGCTCTACCACTATCATCTGAGCCACCAAAAGTGTTAAACCACCGAGTATCGTTTGTTGTTTCACTGTCAGAAAAACTAGCTTCAGCTTTTAAGTTATATATTGCATACTCATAAACACTTCCACTCTCTACGCTACCATCTGACGCTTTTACTAATCTCATATTTGTACCTGTATCAGTTGAGTTCTGTCCAACTATTCCAACGCCAACTATTTTATATAAAGTAAAATCAGTAGAAAATATATCATCTATCTGCATAGTTTGAACACCTGTAGTTAATTCAACTGATTTAATTTTTTCTATACTCATAAGGAAACTCCATATAAAGAAATTGTTCCTGTAAGATTACTACCACTATTTTTACCAAAAATTCTAAATCCGTCTACTGTGCTTTTTTGATTCATAGTTCCCCCACCGTGTGATTTAGATATGTTGTTACTATTGTTAAGTCCTAAATGATGATTACTTATAGAAGTATATAAGTTGCTATCTCCTGCGTTGTATATGTAAAAATAACCACTACCACCTTCGCCTACTGCACTTGCCGAACTTTCGCCAATTCTAATGGAAGTTCTTGAAGTACTTCTATCGTGTAACTGTGCGTTACTATCTTCACTGTTACCCTGCGACAATATTATAAAATGTCCTTCTTTATAAACACTACTACTTTCAACAGTTCCACTCTCTATAAATCTACAACCAAATTCTTCAAAACTTGCACCTTTAAGAGTATAAGTTACAAAATGAATTTTGTATTTACTTTCACTAATGCTTGTAAAATCTATATTTGCAACTGCACTAGGTGTTTGTGTTTGAATTAATACTAAATCTTGAACTGCACCACCACTTAGACCAAATCTTGCACTACCTAAAGGCATAAAGACTCCTAACTAAATTCTTGTAATGCGTTTATTAATGGAGTTCCTGCGTCAAAAAATAAAAAAGTAACTAAATCTATTGCATTTGCACCTGATGAAACTGTATATCCACCACCACCTGCCGTTTTGCCTGTAACGTGTCCACCACCATTAACCGTAATTTGATTAATTGCTACTGTCTTTGAGCTTGAAGCGTGTTGTGTTATTTGTAGTGTAAATGTTGAAACACCATTAGTTGGTACATTTGTAAAATCAAAATCTGTTATGTTTTCTGTAAGAGTAATACTTCCTGTATTACCATTGGCTAAATTTATTGCTAGTGCGTTTGATGATGAAGTTAATGCTACATCTGTTTCTGAATAATCTTTTAATACTATTGCACTTGCTACTTGGTCGGCAAAAGCTACTTCTGAATCAATAGCTAAATTGACTGTTACTGCACCTGATGAGCCACCACCTGATAAGTTTGTTCCTGCCGTAACACCTGTAATGTCTCCTTCGCCAATAAAATTGACCCAACTTGAGCCATTATAAAATTGTAATACTTTGTTACCTGAGCCGTCATTTTTTAGAAAACAAAACATACCCTCAGCGTCAGAAGTGCCTAATGCAGTATCTCTCGCACTTGCGTCTGCATACACTTGTATTACTTGGTCTTGTATAAAAGTTTGAAACTCTGTAGCACTAATTAAGTCTCCTGTGCTATAACTTTTCCAACCTGCACCTGCCATATTTAATTAACCTTCCTAACTATAAACAAATCTTGTTCCTTCTCCTAGTTTAGCTTGTCCTAATATCCAAGCCGAGCTTCCTGCAGGACTTAATGTAGCCGTCCAAGACCAACTTTGACTTGAAGCATTAACACTATGTGCTATTGACTCAATCCATAGCTCATCTGTAAAGCTACTGCCGTCCACATTGACTATCTTAACAGATATTCTGTCTCCGAACTCTCTACCTAAAACTTGTTCCCAAAGAGATGTGTTCTCTCTAGGATTGCAAGTCAAGTTGTCAATTCTAACAATAGGTAAAGAAGTCTCTGCTATCTTCTGTTCAATTATAGACAAAACATCTGCGTCTGAAATATTTATTGTAGATTTATTTAACTCTTTTGCTCTGTATCTTAAAACAGAATTAGTATCGGCTTTGTATTGTATTGAGCCACCACTTCTCTGCCATTCGTAAACATTTATAATCTCATTATCATCAAAGGAAGTTGAGACATTTGTATAAGGTAAGTTGCTTCCGTCATTACTAAATATACCTTGAACATTAACTGCTTTTGTATTTGATAATTTATATTCTCTATTTCTAAAGGTAGCTTTTCCGTCTTTAGAAATAAAGAACTGTCCATTCTCAGCAGTTTCACATTCTCTAAGTCCTGTTAGAACATTAGTTGTTATTGCTTGTGATATAACTTGTTTTGTTCCTGTAAGTATATCTCTACGATTACTTGGGAATCCAATAGCGTCAAGTATTCTAGTAATTCTTGCAGAGCTTAGTTCTTGTTCATCAACATAAGATAATCTTGTAGATAAACCAAGTTCAGAAAAACCTGCAAGACCTAATCTCCAACCAACACCGTCCAACTGTGATGATTGAAATATCTTAAATGCGTCCACACAAGTAAAGGTAACTATGGAGTCTGCACCTTCAGATATAAACTTTACAGGTACAGATTGTAAGAAACCTTCAAATATTAAGTAAGTAGTTGAGTCATAAGTTGCAGACATTCTCACTCTTTTCAATGGTTGTAGCTTTGTTCTTGCATTACCTGAGTCATAGTAAGGACTTGTTGTATTGTTTGGATTAAATCTATTATCTGCGTTTGATACAGAAAAGCTCATTGTACCTGCAACAAAGTCTCCTAACTCATTAGCTCTACCACGCCTAGTTGTAAATGCTCTTAAATAAGATGTAATGTCTGTATATGATTGAGTCTCATCAAACGGCTCTGAATCAAAAGCTACTTGTAGGGTTAGTGATACATTGGAATCAAAATTAGCACTCATTACAACGCTACTTCAATACCTTTTCTTTGAGCTTGTTTAATTGCTTCTGCAACTGCCAATTGTACTTCATCACTTGTACCTAATAAACTTCCTGTGTTAACGGTAATTATTGTTCCACCTGCACCTGTTCCAACTCTACCACCTGTTCTTTCAGCAAAGTCTGAGACTAATTGTTGCTCAGATTCTCCAAGTATTCCAAACTTACGACCTTTACCTTTTTCTGTTGGCGATTTAGAGTCATCAGCTATTTCTTCTAAATCATCAATAACTTTATTTGTAACATCAGGCATAGTTTCGTTGCCGACTGTTCTACCTGCTAAATTAAATAATGCACCAAATTGATTTCTTAATGTTTCTAAATCTCCACCAACAAGTCTGACCATTTCTGCAATACCGTCTGAAAAGGTTGTTGAGCTACTTAAATCTGCTAATGCTTGGTCTAATTGTTGTTTTGCAATAGCTTGTTCTAAAATATTTTCTGTTGAATCAGCAGTTGCTATAGCTAAATCTTCTTGTGCTTTTTGATAATCCTGTTGTGCTTTTTGTAATTTCTCTGTCTGCGTAACAACATCTGCTTCAGCTCGTTCAATATTTCTAAGTGCTTGTTCTTCTTCTCTTGATACTGCAATAGATTTTTCTTCTAGTTCTATTAAGCGTTCTCTTGCTACTGCTAATTGAAGTTTTTGTATCTCTGATTTATCTTCTTCTGATTCTAATTTAGCAATTTCTTCTCTTTGTCTTGCAATAGCTAAGGCTTCTTCATTAGTTACTTTTGCACCAAGACCTGAAATCTTCTCAAAATCTTCTTTTGCTTTTGTTACTTTTTCATTTGCTTGTTTGAGTTTTTCATTCTCGTCATTAAGTTTTGTTAATGCTTGAGCTTCTTTATCTATAAGGTCTAGTCTGTCTTGTTCTATATCTCTTAAGTTTTGATATGCGTCATTAAGATTCTTAAGAGCGTCAAGACCTGCCGTTGCTCTATCTTTAGCAAGTTTCTTCTCTGCTTCTATTTCTTCTTCTGTGATTTCAACTGATTCTTCTTTTGTACTATTAAGAGTTCCTGTTTCTCTATCTAATTCGTGAGTGTTATTAATTAAGTCTCTTTGTATTGCTTCTTGGAATCTAAGTCCGTCTGTAAGAGTTCTATAAGTATCAATTATATTTTCTGTCTCATCTCTTAATTGTTTTTCAGAAGTTAGTTGGTCGTTTAGTGCTGAGTTAGTAGAGAATGATTGCTTAGTTGTTGTTCCAAGAGCTTCAGCAAATCTCTCTGTTGAGTCTATAATTTCATCTTGTCCTTTATCAACACCAAGTAAAGAATCTAACATTCCGTCTAATAATCCTATTGCACCTTCCAAAGCAGGTGCTAAAGCGTCCACAACTCTTAGTCCTACTTCGGTAAATTTAGAACTAAGTATCTCTAATTGACCTTGTAGAGATTCCACTTGTTTATTAGCAACATCATCAGTAACTCCACCTGCGTTTTCTAATGCAGATTGGTACTCTCGTATTTGGTCTCCTGCACCTGATAAGATTTTTACTGCGTCTGCAACACCACGATTAAGTCCTAATTGGTCTAATAAAACTGCTTTTTGTTGGTCTGACAAACCTGCCATACCATTGTCTAATTCGTCAATAACACTTGCTAAGTTTTTTAAGTTACCTTCGTTATCAACAACATTGATATTGTATCTCTTAAATACTTCTGAGTTCTTACCTACTGCTCTTGTTGTATCTCTAAGTAGTTGGTTAAGTTTTTCTCCTGCTTCTGCACCTTTAACACCCCTGTCTGCAAAAGCTGATAGAACTGCAACACCTTCTTCAATAGATTTGTTTGTAACCTTTAAAGCCGAGCCTGACTTTGTTGTAAGTGCTTCTGCAAACTGTTGTACAGAAGCGTTTGCTAATGTATTAGCTTTAACTAAAACATCAGTAACTCTTGTAAGATTTGTTAAGTTTTGTTCTGCGTCTTTAACTGTAAGACCTAATGCAGATTGAGAGTCAGTAGCCAAGTCAGTAGCAAGTGCCATATCAAACATACCTGCTTGAGCAAACTTGGTAACTTGAGGAAGTGCAGATATAGATTGTTCAGCGTCTAAACCTGCTGACGCTAGGAAGAAAAATGCTTCTGCTGATTCACTTGCTGATACACGAGATTCTATTGCAACTTGACGAGAAGCTCTTGCCATAGCCAACTGTTGTTCTTCAGTTGTCTGCATAATTGCAAGAGATTGGTTAAGTTTATCTTCAAACTCTATGAATTGTCTTGTAGCTTGAGCTAATGCTTTTACAAGAACTGTACCAACTGCAACTGCACCTATCTTGGCAACAGTTCCAAACTTACTTAACTTGCCACCTGACTCGTCAGTTTTCTTACCCAAAGTATTCATTTGGGCTTTAGCTTTATTAAAACCTTCTAATACAAGTTTGATAAGAATATTGGAACTACCCATTATCTCATCTTCTTCTTCTTAGCTTCTGCTTCTGCCATAGCTCGTTGTTTATCCTTCTCTTGTTGTTCTACATAATAAAATGTAGCCCATTGTGAATACTCTAATGATGACATTTTAGTTCGCAGTTCGCCAACTGTCATTCTTAATTCACGAGCTAATCTAAATTGAAAAACTAAATCAGGATTCGCTTTTGAAATCTTCAGCTAGAGCTGATTCAATCTCGCTTCCTACTCCGTTAAGAGTATTAAGTTCTGCAAATATTAAATCAATAACAGTTGCGTCTTTTTCATACAACTCATCTATTGATTCATCTGATAGTTCAGGCTCAACAACACTTGCTTTTAACAATGCTTTTTGATAATCAAAAGCGTCTGTTGTATCTCCATTAATTAATCTACCAAGTTCTATTTGCATTTTTTTAGATATGCCTTTGACTTTTATAGAGACATTCCATTGTGGAATATCAATAGTTTTAGTCGGCACATCAGGTAATGACTTGATGTCATCTAAGTTTAAAATTTTAGTCATACGTCTGACTCTCCTATCTTACTTAGTGTGTACCACGAGTAACTGCACCTGAAACTTGAAGGTCTGCTGAGTAGCCAACTGCGTCTCCGACAGGACTAGAAATACTGTAAGAAGTTAATATTGCTTCTCCTGTATATTTAATCTTGCCACTTGCAGTTCCTTCAGGGCTATATTCATAAGATAAAGTTGCTGATTGCCCAACAACTGCACCAAATATAGCGTCAGCAGTAGCGTCCCATAGACCCGATAAAGAAATCGATGAGTCCTTCAAACCTGCTATATAGGTCTTAGAATTTCCTGCACTTCCTAGAGTCGTAGTCTCACTAACATCTGCTGATTCAGGGAAGTCTACATTATTTACAAATGATGAAATATCAGTTAATGAGCCTGAAGCGTTATCAAGTTTAAAAACTGAATCCTTACCGTGTGTAAATGCCATAAATTTCTCCTTTAATTTTTTCTACCAAATCCAACTATAACATTGAAACTTGGGTTT